TATGTGTCTTATTTTTCTCCATATATTAATGAAACTGGATTCCATATGCCAACATATTCAGATATAAGAGATAAGTTAATAGATGATGCAAAAAGTATCTTTGGCCAAGATATTTATTTAGGAGATGATAGTCAGGATTATCAATGGATTGCAACTGTAAGTGAAAAAATATATGATGCTTTTCAAATAGCACAGCAAGTTTATAATAATAGAGCCCCTAATGAAGCTGTAGGGCGTGGACTTGATAGTATTGTAAAGATTAATGGAATAAAGAGAAAAGTGGCTACTTACAGTGAATGTATAGTTACTATAAGTGGAGTTTCAGGTACAACTATAAAAAATGGTGTTGTATTAGATAATGGAAATATTAAATGGGATTTGCCGGCTACAGTTACGATTCCTAATGAAGGTCAAATTGACGTTTTAGCAGTATGTGAAATACCTGGGCCTATAGTTGCTAATTCAGGAGATATAACAGGCATTTATAATCCTACTTATGGTTGGAATGGTGTTTACAATAAGGAAATTTCAACAATAGGATCTCAGTTAGAAGATGATAGTAAATTAAGACAAAGGCAATCACAAAGTACTGCTAATGCAAGCAATACCATGTTAGAAGGAACTAGTGGAGCAGTAGCACAAGTAAAAGGCGTAACACGTAAACAAGTTTATGAAAATGATACTAATGAGGTTGATGAGAGAGGATTGCCACCACATAGTATAACTGTAATAGCTGAAGGTGGAGAAAATAAAGAGATAGCAAAAGCTATATGGAAACATAAAGGCATTGGTTGCTATACAAATGGTGATGTTGTTGTAAAAATATTAGATTCTAAAGATCAAATAACACCTATAAGATTTTTTAGACCAGTATACAATGATATATATTTAGTGTTAAATATAAAAACATTGAATGGATATACAACAGCTACTACAGAATCTATTAAGAAGAAATTAGAAACTTATCTAAATTCATTAGAAATTGGAGTAGAACTAACAGTATCAGCATTATGGGGAATTGCATTACAAGCTATGGAAAGTTTAACTAATCCAACATTTTCTATAACAGCGATTACTGCAGGCAAAAGTTTAGAAGATCAATCAACAGAAGATATAAAGATGAATTATAAAGAAGTATGTAGAGGTAGTATTAATAATATTACTATTAATATAAGTTAGAGGTGATGTTATGGCCATAGATAAATATTTAGATAATATAACATCACAACATAGAGATAAACCTAAATTCATAGCATGGTTAAGTAGTAGTTTAAATATTATTGACCATGCTTATATTATGACTAAAAATATGGATAATGATTTTGATTTAGATAATGCAATAGGAAAACAATTAGATATACTAGGGCAAATCATAGGAAGAAAAAGGACATTGACATTTCAGCCACTTAATGGATATAATCCAGTTTTAGATGATGAAACGTATAAACTTGTGCTTAAAGCTAAAGTTGCCATGAATATGTGGGATGGAAAAATAGAATCTGCATATGAGATTTGGAACAATATATTTGATGATATAGGGTTACAGTTACAAGATAATCAAGATATGAGCTTAACAGCATATATAACAGGGTATGTAAATCAGATACGGCAAGATTTAATTCAACATGGTTATATTGTTCCTAAACCTGAAGGTGTAAGAATTAATTATATAGGACGTACACCTATTGATTTTAAAGTACATTCTGCAATGGTTGTATATAGTCAACAAATTTCAACTATACAAATGTCATTTGATCCAACTGAAAAAATAGATATGAAGTTACATTCAAGAATTACAGTTCAAGGAATACAAAAAACTACTATTAAATGTGAAGGAGGTAAAGAAATACATGGCAATATTTAATAATATGTCTATAACCAATAAAGGCCAAGTATTATATGCTAAAGCGCAGGCTGGCCAAGAGTTGCATTTTACAAAAATGATGGTTGGTTCAGGAAATTTAGATACAAGAAACCCAGCAACCCTTACAGCTCTTATAAAGCCAAAATTTGATGTAGGAATACAGGAAATAACACCAAACACAGAATTAAAAACAGCAACAATAAGCGGAACTATAAGCAATAGTGGAGTTACTGAGGCAACCTATATATGTGAGATAGGACTATTTGCAGAGGATCCAGATGAAGGAGAAATCCTATATGCATATGGAACAGCTGGTCAATATGGTGACTATTATGCTCCTGAAAGTATGGGTCCCTTTAGTTGGAACTATCAGATTAATGCTGCTATAGGTAATGCTGCTAATGTTACTGTTGAATTAAGTAATTTAACATATGATTATGGAGTATTTAACACCAATACAACATTTTTAAGATTATCTGGTGGAAATCAGAAGGAAATAAATAAAAGTATAGACACATTTATAGATAATCTATACAAATTATCAGAAGGAATAGTATACCCAGTAAATGCAAGTGGAACAAATGATTATACTGGTATAATTACTGGATTGAAAGAATATAAAGAACCTTTAGCATTAGCAGTTAAAATACCTAATGATAGCACTGGTGCATGTACGATAAATATTAATGGATTAGGTGCTAAAGCTATATTAAAAGCTAATGGAAATGCTGTTACTAATCTTAAAGCAAACTCTATTTATACAATGAGGTATAATGGAACAAATTTTATATTACAGGGTGAGGGTGGCTCTGGAAATGCAACTGCAGCTGACATCCTGGCTGGAAAGACTGCCAGCACAGATGCAGGAGATTTAATGGGTACTATGCCTAATAATGGTTCATTAGATAAGGTTTTATCACTAAATGAAACTTTTAATTTACCAGCAGGATACTATAGTGGTGGAAGAGTAACACAAAATATACCTAATAATGGACCAATGAATGCAAACTTAAATTGTGGTCAATCTAAAGATATTCCAGCAGGATATACTAATGGTGGAAGAATTACAGCTAATAGTTTAGCAAGTCAAACACCAGCAAATGCAACAGCAGCACAAATATTAGCTGGATATACTGCATGGGTTAATGGTAATTTAATTAATGGAATTGCAGAAAAAAGACAGTATGCTCATGGTACAACTACTACAACAACTACAACCCAACAAACAGTTACTGTTAATTTGGGATTTCAACCCACCATTGTAATTTGTAAATGGTCCACTACTGGGATGGGTGGGGGAACGCATTATGGTATAGGTTTAGCATGTCAATTCGGGAGTTACGGAGCTAATAATAATGGTAGTACAGACAGTTCATTACCTACATTATCATTAAGTACATCAGCAAGATCTTGGCGACCCACTATTACTTCTAGTGGTTTTGAAATATATTTACCAAACACAGGAACAAGTGTAGAATATTATGCTCATGCTTAGAAGGAGATGAATATTATGAAAACATTAATAGTATATGACAATAAAGGAAGTGTAAAGGCTTTTATGCAAGGAACAGAGATGAAGGAAGATTATTCTTGTATAATAGTAGACATAGAAGAAAATAAAGAAATAGTATCTGTAGATGTATCCACAGGGCAAGTAATAACAAAAGAAAAAGATACTAGAGTAGCAGACATACAAGAATATTTAAATAATACAGATGATAGTACTATTTCTAAAGTAGAAGATACAATTTTAGAAATAGAATCAAATAAAATAGAAAATGGAGGAATGTAAAATGAATCTATACAAAATTTTAAAGAACAGAATTAATGCAGAATTAAAGAAAGAGGAGAATGAAAGAGAATTTACTGAAATATCTAGGACATTAGATATATTTCTAGCTGGAGGAAAAATAACAGTAGAACAGTATACAGAACTTAGCGAATTAATAGCAGAATAAATTTATAAAACAAGATTTAAGCACCAGTAAGGTGTTTTTATTTTGTTTATTTTTATATTAAAAATTAAGAAAAGAGGTAAGAAAGATGGAAAAAATAATAGAATACTTAAAGTACATTGTAGCAATTACAGGAACAGGATTAACATGGTTATTTGGGGCATGGGATATAGCATTAACAATATTAATTGTATTTATGGTATTAGATTATGCTACAGGAGTTTTAAAAGGATATGTTAATAAAGAATTATCTAGTGATGTAGGGCTTAAAGGAGTTGCTAGAAAGACAGTTATTTTAATAGTATTAATTGTAGCAGTATGTTTGGATAGGCTATTAAACACAGGTAGTTGGATATTTAGAACACTTGTAGCGTATTTTTATATTGCAAATGAAGGATTAAGTTTAATAGAAAATTGTGCAGCACTAGGAGCACCAGTTCCAACACAAATTACAGATGCACTTGCACAGTTAAAAAATAAAAAAGCAGAAGAATAATTTAGAGCAGTCTTAATGGCGGCTTATTTTTTTATATTGGAGGAGTTGTTTATGGAAAATAAATTTGTTTTAGGTGCAATAGAAAGTCCAATAGATTTAAGAGACTATGACTATTCAATGATTTCATGTAGTGGAGATAAAGTTGATATTCCAAAAGAATTTATATTAGATTATGATTATCCAATACTTAATCAAGGACTTATAGGTTCATGCGTAGCACATGCATTAAGCTGTATGAAGTCTTATATAGATGGTGTAAATAAAGATAATATGTATAGTGTTGGCTTTATTTATGCCAATAGACAGGAAGAGGATTTTCAAGGCACAGGAATGATTACAAGGGAAGCACTAAAAAATCTAGTTAAGTATGGAGATTGTAAAAAAAGTTCTTTTCCAGTAAATGAAGAATATCCAGCTATAGTAGAAACTTTAAATAAGTATGGAAAAGAAAAGCTGTTAGATGAAGCTGATGATCATAAATCCTTAGCTTATATAAGTTTGGACAATGAAAATATTAAAGAGTACCTGGTTAAGTATAAAAAGCCTATATTAATCACAGTACGAGTATATGAAAATTTCTATGAAGCTAATAGTAATGGTGGAATTATTCCATCCGAGCCGAAAGGAAATAAACGTGGTGGCCATGCCATGTTATGTATTGGATATAAAGAAGATACATTAATAATCATTAATAGCTGGGGAGATTATAACGGAGATAAAGGAAAATATTACTTAGATATTAATT